GGGTGTATTCAGTCGCAATCGCTGTCAGTCGCGTCCTGCTCTCGCTTGATTGCGTCATGGACTTCATGCCGATGAACTGGCACGTCACGCGGAGCAGCAACTCCAAGCCTGACTTTGTCACCCCTGATCTCAATGACCATTACTCTGATGTTGTCACCGATGCAGATTTCCTGATTGGCCTTGCGAGATAACACAAGCATGAGAACTCCTTTTCATGCAAAACCAAAAACCTGCGAACAGTCTCGGCGTGACTGCTGGAAACGCCGAACCCTTGGTGACTGTTCGCAGGAGTAAAAACGCGGTTCGATTCCTTCGACTTAGCGACGTTTCACGGTCGACCGCTTGTATGTGGATCACTTCCAAATGTTGGCTTCAATTGCACCAGCCGCCATGATGCCAGCAATCACGGTGCAACCAATCGCAAGTAGTTCATTGAACATTTGCCAGCCTCCTTTGCTTTGCCGCCTCGACATGAGCGTCCTGAGCTTTTTTGATTCGCTCCCGAGCCATCTCGCGACGCAAGCATCCGCACGATTTCGTCCCGCCGCTTTGAATGCGTGAACGATGGGTGTCAATAATTTCTCCGCACGAGCAACGGCACCGCCAAACCTGATAGCCGCCTGCATTATCCCACTGCGAGACTGTAAACATGTAACGGATTACGGTGAGCCGCGAGCCTGCTGGTGGGATCGGTGGTGTTCGTTTTTGTGGCCGTCCGACGTTTGCTGTCATGCCTGCTCCTTTGCTCTGAACGTCATCGCTGATTTGCCAGTCACTTCGCATTTTCGGTCCTCACACTCGACCACCAAATCCAACCGAACCAGTTCACGCACTCTTTTTCGAAACGTTTCGATGTTCGCCACGTATTGCTTAGCCGCTTCGTGTGCCGCTTCATTAGCCGTGATTGGCTTTGGTGCGTCATTTATGGCTTGCAAAACAAGGCTCTGCAACGTGTTGATTCGCAGCTCTGTTTCGACTGCTGATTTCTGGCTGGTTATTGGGTCTGATTTGCGGGAGATGTTTGCAGGGGTGTCAAAACCAAGGGTTAGTTGGCTCATGTTGCGGCCTCCTCAAGCTCGTCTTCCATCTCGAACATAGTTCTCTGAGGATCTGCCTTTTTTGGCTGACAGGCTGCTGCAAGATTCTTTACAGCCTGCCTGTAATAACTTGTTTTCAGTTCGCATCCGACGCCGCGACGACCTTGAATAACTGGTGCATAAACTTCTGATCCGACTCCCATGAATGGAGTCAAAACAACGTCTCCGGGATTTGTCCACATCTGCACGGCCCGTGCGATTACATCCAATTGCAAAGGATGCTGGTGTCGCTCGTCGCCTTCGTCTTTCGACTCCTCGTATGGCAAAACGTTTTCTATCCTGATGTCATCCCAAAACGATGACGCATAATGTCGCCAGATCCAATGGCTGTATCTGTTCTCAATCTGGTTTCCTTTCCATCCCTTGAGCTTCAGTAGTTCTTTTGGAATTTCACGTTCGCCGTGATACTCAAACAATCCGTTCGGATGAGTAACTGGCTCTGGATTGACTCCGCGTTTTCTAAACGGAATCAGGTAGTCGGCTGATGCGACATTCGTCAAAGTTGCGTCCTCGCAAATCTGACGATGTGCCAACGCTTTACTCATTGTTCGATTCCGAACTGCAAGAGGTTCTTTCCAGATGCAAATTCTTGGAAGCATCTCAAATCCGAGCGACTCATGAAGCCTAATAATGTCGCCCGGAAAGTCTGTGTACCCGCAAATGTTGGCCCCTTGCTTTGGTACATCCATGCAATGCACTGCCGAAATTCGACCGGGCTTCATCGCTCTGTGAATCTGCTTCACAATGAATCCGTAGTGCTCAAAAAACTCGGCGTATGTTCGTGCGTTAGACAAGTCGCGAACGCTGCTGCTGTAGTTGTATAAGCACCCTCCGTTCTCCGTCGCAAACGGCGGCGAGTAAATTGACATGCCGACCGACTCGTCTGGTATCGACTGCAGCACTTCGGCTGAATCGCCGTTGTAAATCGCGTACTGATCGCAAATAACTTGATCCATTACAGCCATGACGGAACCTGCTCTTTCTCCGGGAAATAATCACTCGACACTAGGTGCATACTGTCCTGCATATGAGCCACGAGACTCTGAAACATTCGCTGCACTTGCTGCTTCTTTCGGTCGAGGTTCTCAGCGATTTTTCGCTCGCCCTCACTTAACACCATGTCGATTGTTACGGGATTCTTTTGCCCGAAACGGTAGCATCGCCGCACGACTTGGTAGTACTGCTCGAAAGAGTGACTCGGAAAGATCACCTCGTGATTGCAGATTTGAAAGTTGAGGCCCCACGCTCCAATCTTAGGCTTGCATACCAGCCGACGAATCTGGCCCTTTGCGAATCCAAGCAGGTATTCTTCCTTCTGCTCATCACTCATTGATCCCTTGACCTGCACGCAATCGTCGAGCATCTTTTCAAGCAGATCACATTCGGGATTCAGTTCGCCCCACAACGCGGTAGATCCATTGTGATTGTTCGCCAGTTCGACAGCCTTTTCGCATCGCTCCTTGATCGTTACGCGGCGTTCTTCTCGCTCCTCTCGCATGTCGTTTGCTGACATCGCGAAAAGATTTCCGGCTCTTGCCTTCGTGCATTCGATGATGTGTGCTCGCTCGGTCAGTGGCGGCAGAATAAATCGACTATCATCAAACCCGAGGTCAGAGGGTTTTTGAATTGATCTTGCCCACGAGCAAACCCACGACCAAAACGGTTCTTCAGCGTGACCGCGAAAACGGTATTTTGTGCGGCCCCATCCGTGATGATCCTTTGACGTTTCCTGTTTAAAAAACTTTGTGATCATGTCACGAAAGCCGAGCAACCCGAGTGCCTCTGATGACGTGCCAAGTTCCCAGAAATCGTTAGGGGCAGCCGTTGCCGTGCAGAGCAGTCGAAATTGAATTGTTCGCATGAACTCAACTACAGTCGCCTTTCGCTCGCTCTTAAAGTCTTTTATTCCGCTAGACTCATCGCAAACGACACCCGCAAACGTAGACGGATCAAACTTGTGAAGCTGCTCATAGTTTGTGACAACGCACTGAGTGCTGCCGTCGTGCTTGCCGTCTCGCGACCTAAAGGCCTTGATGCCAAATCTATCCGCTTCCTCGACTGTTTGGGCACCTACGGCTAAAGGAGTGACTATCAAAACGGGCCTATTTGTTCGCTCAATGATCTTTTCAGCCCACGCTAACTGCATTGCAGTCTTGCCCATTCCGCAATCCGCAAAGATCGCTGAGCGACCCATTCTTAACGCCCACTGCACAAGATGCTTTTGGAAGTCGTACAGAAATTCCGGAAGTGCGTCGGCTTCAAATCCGGACTCATTCAGCCACTGCGATTTCTTTTCAACGAATCGACTGTAATCAGTTACAGCATTCACGCTTTCCGCCCCTTAAAATACTTCGCCGCGATCCTCCACAGCACACCCTGCCTCGTCTCGCCGGTCTTTGCTGACTCATCCGCCAATGGCTTTTGCAGTTCCGGCGGAACACGCAGCAGCAGTTGAGGATTGCCTTTAACTTTCTTTGTCACTTCACGTTCTCCAGTTCCTTCTTAAGCCGCAAGACTTCGGCGTGGTTGCCGTCGTGCTCGGCGTAAATGATGCGGGCTTGCAGATTGCGGATTGTTGCGAGTGTTGGCATTTGCGGTCAGTCTTGAAAAGTCGCCAGTCCGGATTGAACCAGCCGAGGCCGGTGCAGCTTGCTTATGGCCGCACCGGACTGGCGAGGGGATCAGCACGCTTTTGCAAGATCCAGCACTTCACTAAATGTCAAAACCCGGCAGCAGTCGTTGTCGTTCATCACATAGCCGCGTGTAGCATTCGCCCACGGCATACTGCTCGTCATGTCAGGAATAGCCTGCAATCCGATGAGCGTAATGCCTTTTTTTGCCAGTGCTTTTACAGTCTTTGCGGAAAAGTCGTTCATCGTCAATTCTCCCCGAGGCTTGCGGCCTCACTTTGGTTTGCGTCCGAGTCACACACTGCGTCTCGATGCAGGCATGATATCACTATCGGAATTGGCGTCAATGCGTGGTGATATCATTTTGCAAGATTGTGGGAAAGATTTCGTTTTGCCCGTGTTTTTATTGGGCCTTCTAATCAGCATGACGGCCGAACGGCTGGCGGCTGGTTGATTAAACACAGCGAGGACTGCAGGTAGCTCGCAGTCCTCTCCCAGTGCTGTGCATCCCCGCCGCTTTTTATCCGCTTCAGGGGATTAGAGGTCGTAGAAAAACTGCAGAAACTCAGTTATCGCCGTATA